CGGCCATGCTCGCTACCGGGTGGCAGTTGGGGTGGCTATGAACCACCGCCACGATCTCGCCGGCATCATCGGCCGCGGCGTAGTCCTTGGGGTCAAGTATGAAATGGTCTTCCTCTGTCGCGATGTTCTGGCAGGGCCAGTAACGCTCACGGCCTTTGATAACCACAACCAGGCCGCAGCTTTCAACAGGTGCCAACTCAATGGCATGTTTTTTTGCTGCTGCCTTTGCTGTTTTCTTCATCCAATCAAGCCAGCGCTAGGGAAGCCGCCATAGGGCAGCGCCGCTGTTTGGCCAAACCTCAGTTTGCAGCTAGTCAATCTGTGCCCGCAGTTATCAAGTGCAGAATCAGTCACTGGCTGGTCATCATGGTCAAAGAAATCCGTTCCTGTATATCCGCAACCCTCGCCCTTGTAAGTCCATGGACAGATGTTCTGAATGATCTGACGCCGTGGCAGCTTGGCCCCTGCAACGTCAAAAGTTGCCGCTAGCTCAAAGGTCACAAACTCGCGGTTTTCGATCACTTTGCGGTCAATAATAAAAACCTCCCGCGGAAACTCCGCGAACGGATCGGCTGTGGAATTGGTGCCGCTTGTGAAGTTGCTGGCGTCTAAATACTTCTTAAGCGTGCGAATCCGCGTTACGGTTGCGCCCACAAAATCGTTATGGTCAATGATCAACGTCGTCGCCAGGCTCAAAACATTGCTAATGGTGATGCGCGGCCTCGGCAGCTGGCCTTGCCCCTCATATTGAAAACCCTCTGCGGCAATTGGGTAACGCTCGTAGCTGTCGCCATTCCAAACAATGTTGCCATCTATGTCCTCGTTCACGCCTGAATGGAAACGCCGAACAGTTGTGTCTCCAATACTGCTGGCCGTGCCATCCAACTCAAACAACTCAATTACGGCGCTAGGCGCCAACTTGTTCAGTTCTTCGCCAACTGCAGTAACGGCGACCCAGGTGCAGGTTCCGTCTTCGATCGTTGTCCCTCGAACCACTGGCCAAGGGCTTGGTTCTGAGCTTCCGCTAGTGCCAGCGACCGTGCAGCGGAAAACAAGACCGCTGGGTTGTACCGTCGTCGCGCGACGTACATCACCAACAGAAAATGAAGTGCTAGCAGCCCAAGCAGTAAAAGCCATTTCCTAGGGTTCAAAGACTTGGCGGAATGTTGCGTTCAGTGTGACAAAGCCGTTGGTTGTCAAAGTCTTTGACCATGTTTGGCAGACAAACTCACCGCTAGAGCCTTCACCAGGCGGCGTGAATGTAAAGGAGTCGCCATCGTCTGCCCGTGCATCCAGGAACGTCTCGATGGTGTCTGAGTTGGCCTCAGAAATCACAAAGGTCAGATCGTAGGTCTTGGGGTTTTGATTGATCCCGAAACTGATGCGCTGCTCATAACCATCACCAAGCGAAACAACGCGCAGCCTGGGCTCGCTTCTTTTGACGGTGCCGTATGTCGGCGTGATGGAAGGAAAATCAGCCATTAGGCCAGCAAGCCTCCGGGGCGTTTTTGCTTGAGCAGCTCTTGGCGGATGGCAACGCCGATGGCATCACCTAGCTGCTTTGCTTCGCCTGCATCGCCTTGAACGGCGCTGCCTGTGGCGTCCACATTGACCACGATAGAGCTGTTGCCACCCATCGCACTGTTGGGGGCAATGCTGCCGGTTCTGCCCGGTGTAAACAGCTCAGGGCCGCGCTCTCCGACCAGATAAGAACGCCCGCCGGAGACGGTGCCGCCGTTTGCCCTCTGGCCCCCGAATAGTTGGCCAAAGATGCCGCCTTGCTGGCCTAAGGCTCCAAATGCTGCGTTGATGCCCAGTTTCAGCAGCGTGTTGGCCAGGCTCCGCAGCGTGTTGCTTGCCACCTCTGCCAGCGACTTGGTGCCCTCGACAGCTGCGGTCAGGCTGTCAACCACGCCCGTCTTGATTGCGTCGCCGATGGTCTGATAAGTCTGGGCCAGGCGCTCCGCTGCTTTCTTCTGCTGATCCTCAAGCTCTTTTTGCTTCTTGGCCTCTGCGTCTTGCTGTTTCAAGCGCTCATCGTTGATTCTTAGCTGGTCGTTGTACTGAATAGTCAGCCCGGTTACGGTGCGCAATTCTTCATCGCTCAGATTTGGGAACTGCCTTTTTATGTCGCCTAGGGCAATGTTCAGCTCAACCGTGCGGCGTTCTTCCTCGTTTAACGCTTGCGCCAAAGAAAGCCTGTTTTGCTCACTGATGAGCAGTTGTTGCAACTGTTCACGCTGCCTTTCGATAGGGTCAATTTTTGTGGCCGTTGTTCTTCCTCTCGTGCCTCCTGCTCTTGCGCTTGTGCCTTGTGTGAGCGCTGGCACGGTTGTTGGGCCAACCGGTGCGGGTAGGGCTGGCATCGCTGTCTGAGCGCGCCTGGCTACCTCTTGGTTGATCATCTCATTTGTGATCTGGCTAACAACGGACGAGGCAGGCCCTCTAAATGTTTGCCCCAAAGCTCTTACGACTATTTCGCCGGCACCAAAGGGACCGCCAGGCATCGGGCCCGCAAAACGCCGCACCTCTGCCTCTGCCTCTGCCTTAAACCCCTGCTTTTCCCGAGGTGTAATGCTGCCAGCTGCCATGGCTTGGTTAATCCTTGCCAGAGCCGAATTGGCTAAATCAAGAACATTTTTTAAGGCAGGAGAAAGCACCTCGCCGATAGTCTTGGCGACCATCTCGATGCCATCAACCAAGGTTGAGAATTTGCCTGCCAGGGTGTCGGATTGCGCTATGGCGCCGTTTGCATATTGACCACCCGCCTCTGTCAATTCAATTAGCGCAAAATTTACAGCCTCCGCACTGATACGGCCCTGCTGCAATGCCTTGCTAAATTCCTCGCCGGTCAGTCCATACATTTCCCTGAGCTTGGACTGCAGCCCCACGCCGCGCTCTTGCAGCTGCAGCAGTTCTTCACCTTGCAGCCTTCCCTTCGCCTGAATCTGACCGAACGCAGTGGCGATCCCGCCTAGATCTGCACCCGTAGCACCGGCAACATCAGCCAGGCGCTTGGTTACATCAACGACCTGATTGGTTTCAAAGCCAAACGCCTTGAGACGTTTTGCCGTTTCAATCAGCTCTGAGCTTGTGAACGGTGTTACTCGGCCAAAAGCCTGCAACTCGCCGATGATCCCTTTTGCGGTTTGAAGGGAACCGGTTAAAACCTGCAGGCTCTTGGTTTGTGTCTCTAGTTCTGCTGTCTTAAAGAAAACAAACTTTGCAGCTTGAATGGCCGCAAAAGCTCCAAGCAATCCCTTGACAGATCGCGTCAGAGTGTTTACGCCTTTTGATGCGGTCGTTGCACTACTGCCAACAGCAACAAAGCGCCCTGTTGAATCTCTCAGCCTGCCGTTCATATCGCGAACAGCGCCCTCTAGTTTTTTGGTCTCTTGATTTGTACGCTTCAGCCCTGTAATGGCACTGCGGGCGTCAACTAGCAGCCGAACCGTTGAATCAGCAGCCACGCCCGCGCCTCATACCGTGCCCTAATCTTACCGCCGCTTATTCTTTGCGCGATCCACTGCCTCGGCTTCCCTCTCGCCTTTTAACTCGTAGTAGGCAGCAAAGTAGACAAGCTCCGCCTGGGTCATCTCTTGCCGCAGGCGGCTGATCGTCATCCCTAACTCGCAGGCCAAGTGAAACTCAAAAAAGAGCCAGTTGTCCTGCTTTATTCGTTTTTTGCTTCCTCAAAATCCTGCTCGCCTGCCAAGCCAAACAGGAACAGCTCAAGCTCATTCAGCACCTTTTCAGGCAGGCGGCGTTGAAGCTTCGGTGCATCGGCCGCGGCGAAAGCCTTGGTGCCATCTTCTAGCTCTGCCATGTGGCAAAGCATCAGCGTGGACATCTCCAGCGCATCGTCTGTCTGGGCGTGCGCCTGAGCCCGTTGACGGTCGGCCCTAGTGATCGGCTTGAAATACAGGTCCAGCACAGGCTCGCCCGCGTCATTCTTGACCACAAACTTTCGCCGCTGGTTCAGGTCAAACGCTTCCGTCAGCAGATCGACCGGGCGAGAAACTTTGCCAGTTGACATAAAAATGGGGAGGGGGTGCCCAGATGTTACTTGGCCTGGCTAATTACTCCAGGTTGCCGGTGATGGTTCCGCTGGTGACAAAGCTGCAGCTAACGACCACCAATTCACCAACTGTGGAAGTAATTTCCATATCGGTGATGATGCCAGCAAAGCTCACCGAATCGGTGCCAGCAGATGTGCCGGTGGTGAAAAGCTCAAAGGTGGCATCTGCAGTGTCTGCAGTGGTCAGCACATCCTCCAAGAAAGTAGCTTGGCCGGTTGCGTCTGGGTCATAAACCAGCTCAACGGTGCCAGAGCCGGAGATGAGGCTGCCAACAAAAGCGCGGAAAGTGTCGCCGTGATCGGTAACGTCCAGCGTTTCCTTGGTAGTGGTCAGGCTCCAGCTACGGGTGCCGACGATGGTGGCGTTAGAAGAACCGGCGGCGTCGAATTGGACTGCGCCTTGCTCTCCGCGAAGAATGGCCATGGGTCAGAGGTCCTCGATAAATTCAAAGGTCACACGGACCTGTGTTTGAAAGTAGCCCTCGGGCGCTGGGTTCGCCAGCACTGATGGGCCATTGACTGCATCGAAGTAAACCCCCGACACGATGACCCTATTGTATAGGTCACGAATACGCTTAGCGATAACGTAATTAGCGCCGGGGCCTACACCTTTGGCCGTAAATATATTCATTGTCAGCAGGCCGACAATGCGGTTTTGTGAGTCGGTAGTCAGTCCCTGGCTTAGGTACTCATTGGCCCCAAAGCTCACAAGGCATTGCACCCAAGATGAGCCAGGCGTGGGCTCGTAGGGCATGTTATGGAAGGCCACAGGTATGGCCACTTTGTCGCCGCTTGTGTCGGCCAGCTCAGTTGCTAAGCGTGCCTCGATGGTCTGCCGAACAGTGTTTAGGTCTGCTGCAGCCATTAGCGTCGCCTCAAAATACTGGCAGTAAAGGGCTCTAGCTCTTTCCCGATCAGATCAGGGAAACCCTGGCGGGTGCGAGTGCCCAGAGCGTTGCCCGTTGGGTTGGGCGTTCTTGTGTGCCAGGTGCCACCCCATGATGGCGGCAGGTTGATGCCATAACAAACCGGCTCGGCATACTCAACCGGGTTGACAATCTCTCCCAACAGCGGCCTGATGTTGCTACGCCAGCCGTTGCGCAGGTTGCCGGTATCCACGGGGGTTTCTTCTTTACAGCGCTTTTCCCACTCAAGCGTGGTTGCTTTTACGGCTAGCTCAACGCTTTCGCGGTGGTATTTCTCAATGTCGCGGATCTTGATCTGCCGAGCCATCGCTAAGCCCTCAAGATCAGCTCGTGAGTGATCGCCGTGTTGTCCTGCTCGATCGTCTTCACCTCAATGATCTGGTAACTGACAGAGCTAATCACCACCCGATCCTTGGTCTCTGGCGCTGTGGCGAAATCATCGGCCGCGACAATCAGCCGCCGGTCGCCGCTTTGGATCAGCTCGTTAGTCTCCGCCAGGCTCACATCCTCAACCACACCTTTAACCACCGTGTCCTCAGTGGTTTCTGCAATCGTGCCGTCTGAGGTGTCATATGCCCCAGCCGTGACGAACCGAACAGTCACATCACCGCCAAGCGCGTCAAGGATGTTGACCGCAACTTTTGACAGCGAATCAGCAAGCGCCATCAGAGGTTATAAGCAAGGCACGCGCCGCTAGTCAGCGTGATGCTCGTGATGATCCCAGAAATGTAGGTGTCAGCCACGAACGTCTCACCGGCCAAACTGTTGCCCGATGCGTTCTTGACGGTGATGGCATCAATCACAGTGTCTTCCTTGAAATAAATCTTGGAAAACCTGCCGGTATGTGCAGCAGTGTCAGAGATGAACTCGAAGCCGCCTGAGAGGTCTGCGTACATGGTCAGCTCCGTTTGATTGCGATGTTGCCTGGTCCACTAATTCTAAGGCCCGTCATATACCTTTCAAACATCGGCGGAACGTGATCCGCTCCCACAGCACCGGCTTTGTCTGGTGTCACGTCGATGCTGCCAATCTTGACCCGCTTGTAATCGTTCAAGCCGCTAAGGCTGATTCCGTCTTCGTTGTTGTGCAGGTAAACGGCAAGCTCAATCTGTGCCCGCTTGATCTGGTCAGGGATTTCCTCGTCGGTGAAGTAATCGTCGGAGATGCGAAACGGAAACCCAGTCGCGTAGGTGTTCACATAGGTATCAGGCTTCCGTACGCCCGTTCTGGGCCACTGCAGGGCCTGCGTATCGGTTGCCCTTGCCCCTAAGAATCTCTCGCGGTCCAGGCGCTGCGTTGCTGCTGCTAGGGCCCGGTTACGGGTGTCATCAGTACCGGTTCCCCACTTGGAAACATCGGTGCTGTTGATCATCGCCTCGACATAATCGTCGGCCTCATCCAGTGTGATGTAGCTGTTGGCCGTCGCGCTTCCGGCTGTCGCCACGATTGTCACTGCCATCAGCTTTCACTCGCTTGCGTTTGCTTGGTGCCTTGGTTTGGGCTGGCTCAGAGGCAGAGGCCACCGCTTTCGCAGCAGCCTCACGCTCCTTTGCTCGCCTAAAAGCGAACAGACCCATCAGGAGCTAGAGCCCTTCAGAGCCACAAAGTTCAGGACGATGGCCTCGCCCAATGAACCGGCCGACACGTTGCTAACAGTGATCGCAAAGGATCCTGCAGCGATGGTGTTTGCCTGCACCAAATAGGAGCCGGCAGTACCACCCGAGGCGTGGTTAACGATCACCACGTCGGTGGCGGCGATCTCGCTGTTAGTCACCGCAAAAGACACTTCCGCGGCTGCTGCCAGGGCTGCGTCGTCCATGGTGATCTGACCGGATGCCTTGTTAAGGGTCACGCCGGTCGCCTTGTTAGTGGCCTGAG